AGGCAACTACAGAATCAGCATTGGAATACACTCTTTTTGTAATTAAAGCATAGTCTTGTGCTGTTACTGCACGATATTGGGCAGAGTAATATCTTGGAGCATTATATTTGATAGATTCTACAGTTTCTGCAGAAGATCCTAGTTGAGAACGATCTTTTACAGTTACTTCAGCTACTGAAGCTGAATATGAAACATTATTTGAGTCGGTTATGTTTCCTATGAAGGAAAAACTATTAATTTCGTTAGCTTCAGCACCTGCAGTCACCAAATATTCCAATTGAACGATTTCACCGTCATTAAGTGCTCGTCCAGCTGTATTATCTCCAAATTTAATTTCATAACGCATATCCTCACCTTCAGAAATGAAGTATGCACGAGTAGTTGCTGTTAGATCAGTGATTGTATCTACACGACTGTATAGATCGGAACTTGTAGATGATTCGTTTTGTTTTACACGAACTGATAGAGTTGCAATATCAGCATCCTCAGAAGGAATCTTATAAGTTTGCTGTGTAAAGGTATTTACGGTGTATGAGAAGTTTACAATACTACCTTCTTGAATCATTACATTATCAAACTCAGCAATACCAGTAGTAGTGTTAACTGTAGTTGTGACTGATTCTAGAATATTAAAAATGTAGTTTCCACCAGTTGCAACTGAACCCTTTGCAAGAGTTACACTTGAAGGGTATGCTCCATTTGCAGCAGTTGTCTGTACAGTAAGTTTTATAGAAACAATAGAGCGTGGAACATAATTTAAAAGTTTTGCAATATTAACAATATTATCCCTAACAGTTGCCGATGGCAAAAATGCCTCATTCATCGACATATTTGCATTAAAAGCAGTATAATAGCTGTTGTAAGCTAAAGTATCAATCAAATATGAAAGTGCGGATCCTTCAAAGTCATAATCGGTAAATTCTGACCTTGTTCTAAGGTATGATTTGATCGAAGCTTTAATATCCTCGAAATTTAATGCCGTTAGGTTATTTGGTTGCATTATTCTGGTCTCTTAAGAACGAACTCGATAGTTTCTACAGATGGTAGTCCTACAATTTTGTATTCAACTTCTATATCAAAACTATTCTGAGCAAATCTAGTTCTAACATTAACCTTAGAGAGATTTACTCTAGGTTCATACTGTTGAATAGTATTTATTATCTCTTGGCGAACAGCATCAGCAGTGAAATTATCAAGTGGTTCAAATAAGAGTTCAGAAATACGAGAACCTATTGTAGGTTGAAATGGTTTCTCGCCAGGAACTGTTAGAATTAAGTTCCTAATAGATTGTTTGATAGCATTATCATTTAACACAGCAGCAGCATCTTTAGTGTTTGCATTTCGTGCAAAATTCATAGCAACGTCTTTAAAAGACCTTGATTTTTTAAAAGAAGTGCCAGTTACGGGTTTTAATGCCATTAGTACAGGAAGTGTCCTGTATTATTTAGCGACCTTGACCACGATTTCTCTTTTTTGCTCCATTTCTTGAAGAAGCAGCATATTTTGTGTGTTTTCCTTTTCCTTGACGGGTCTTTTTAGGTTTTGTGTCAATAGAAGGTAAACCAGTGTTGTATCTAGTTGCCATAATTAAACTCCGACGAATACATTAGGTGAACATCCTGTAATTTTAGAATTACAAGGGAATGCGGGTGTGTTATCACCCAGTGGGTCTCCGAACCTACCTGCTCGACGACCATTAATCCAAACTGTCTTACTTGTAGCAAGAAGTTTCCTTGGATGACCTGCTGGTGCTTCTCTACCGCCTGCAGCTCCTATTGTGCACCACCAGGCGGGTGTATTTCGCACGGTGAAGCATTTGAACCCAACAGACGTTGTTGTGTGCTGTGTGGGTGTAGGATGAGGTGTGAGAATATCTTGATCAATAATTGGTAGTTGACCATTGATAATAACAGTCCTTAAGTAAGGTCCTGCAGGTAATTGCGGATGCGGTGGCCAAATGGTTGTAGCATCCATAGCATTTACGGGTTTAGGAACAACCGTAGGACTAAGTGATGGATGTGGACAATTAGGTAAAGTTCCTCCACCTAAGCCAGGATGGTGCGATGCCCCAACTCCGACTCCGTGACCACTGTCACTACCCATATAGATTGCTGCTCCTGTACCTGCTGCCATTACGTTACTTGGAAAGGATTACCGTATGCTTCTCCCGCATTTGCTGCTTGAGTAGCAGCCGAACTTAGATCATGGAACATTCGCAAACTTCCGCTTGCACTCCATGCCTTACATCCTGGTCCTAGAAGACCTGACATAGTATAGTTCGTAGTTACGGTTCCTCCGCTACCATCACTTCCTGTTGAATTTGAAGATCCGCTTGGTGTAGCACATGTAAAATGTGCACATCCAGTATCTACGGGATTCATAGACAACGTTACGGTTAGAGTGGTTTCTTTGGCTTGATCCGCACGGTATTGTGTCATAAAGTATTTAGTGTTGGTCGAGGCAGCAGGTAATTCCGTAAACGACCCTTGTACGGTCTCAACGAAACTCTCTTTGAAGTTACTTACTTCTGGAATAACAGTTTGTGTAATATCATCAATAGACTGACTACGCTCTGCTTGTGTTCTTGCAAGTTCTTCTATCAATACTTGCTTCAATGATGAGTCAACATACGCATCTTTGTCTAAGAAGTTAAGATCATACTTCGCTTCTACAACTTCACGCAGTGGTTCAGTAGAACTTATTGAATATTTACGCTGAGGCATCACGGAAACTCGTCTTCTATCGGGATCTAACTTGATTTCCACCGTAGGTTCACGGGATGTAGAGGTATCTGTCTGTAAAACTTGCTGATATGCGTCATCTAGTGACTTAATATCCGCACTTGACATTTCTGGAGCAACAACATTCGTTCCTTTTACCGCTTTTGATGTATTTTCAGTAATTATTTGGTTCAATGTGCTCGGAGTAATGCCTAATTCGAGTAATCTGTTGTAAGTAGTCGGATCTAACGCTTGTTGAAAGGATAAATCTACCTCATTATACTCTGGTTTTGGAAAAGAGGACATAATTTCCTCATTTCTTTGCGTAAATGTTGAATCATACCCATCATTTGTGAAAGTTTCCGTTTTTTTCTTGTAATTATTGCGTATCCAAAGTTGAGGAGGGTTATTTTCATCATATCCGCTACCTCCATTCTTAATTTCTACCGCAGTTAGTACACCTGCACTAAAAGTTGCCTTAACTTTTGCCTGTCTTCCCGATTCAATAATAGGATTGGTGATAATTACGTCTGGTTCTTCCTTTAATTGGTTCCAACCAGTGCCTCCGTTGTTAATTGTAGCACCTGATACACGTCCATTCGTAATTGTAAGAGTTACATCAGGTTGTTTTATAGTATTAAAGATGTCAGGTGCATCTGGATCTATGTCTGCAGTTACAAATTGCATCGACTTATCGGAGAATTCATACTTCCCAACCAGTATTGCACGATCAGAGATACCAAAACCTGCTTTCACAGTGATTAGATGTGCTCTACTAGAGGTATACTGAGTATCTTTTGCAAAATTATTACCACTTCCATCCAAATACGCTACATGATAGGGGAAGTTACCCTCATCCATGTGGAAAACGCGGGTGATAGTGTGTCCATTGATAACATCACTTGTCCTTAACACGTCAAAACCAGATGAACTAGAGGTAGTATCGACTGGAGCAACGACAGTAATCTTGAGTGTAGCAGTTAAAGTGCTAGTTGTAGTGTCTGGATGAGTGTGTGTATAGGTTAGATTGAACGTATCACCGACACTATAACCAGTACCAGGTGATAATATCTCCGTAATCTCCCATTGAGTCCCTGTAAAGGCAACCGTAGACCCTGATTCATCTACAATAGGTCGTATCCTCACCTTTATTCGGAGTCCTGTGGTCGCTCCCGACCCATTCAATTCGTAGATAGTAAAGTCATCGAGCGTCTCGTCCCCACTTTGCCACGGATTTTGTGTCGTATTATACGGTATACCATCTTCAGTGGTCTGATTCCACGCATCAGTATAGGTTACCCCATCATAAGAGAGACTTAGATCAACTACTCCATCAGGCAACTGAGTGGATAAAGCGTCATATTGGAACGCGACTTTATAACTTGTGGATCCAAACCCGAACAGCGACGGATGAGGACAGTCTGGATCGCCCGTATAATCAGTTTCGCAAGTATAAGAGAGACTTGTGGTTGCGGGTACACAAGTAAAACCAGCACAAGGTATACAATTAGAAGAAGATGCTACATTACCATCATTAGTTCCACCACTTGTAGAAGCATTTGAGTCTTCGATATGATAACAAGGTGTTCCTACTACTCCACCTTTATTAGAAGTATCGTATAGGTATGCAAAGAATCTATCAGAATAGGCAAAATCAAATGAGAGTTG